ATTTACAGTGGTTACTCTTATAGGATTTGTGTTGGTCATATTATCAATTAAAATTTGAGCTCCAGATAAACCGGGAACATAAAAATCAGATTGCCAGATAGCATATGCTACTTGATAAGGATCACCCCCGCCTACAATCACAACATACTTATCCCCATCTACTTGTACAGATATTAAACGATTTTGAACTCCTGGAACATTTCCACACAATGTTTTCAAATAACGAGCCATACCGGTAGAGGCTGCAAGTCCAGCCGTAAAACATCGTTCACGGAATATACTTATTGGCTCTCCAGACAAGGAAGGAATTCCAGCAACAGGATTAGTGACGGTTAATTCAATATTATTAGGAACAGACGTTAACATCTGAACCACAGTATTTTCTAAAACTTCCCATGCTCCTGTTACTGTAGCCAGAGCATAGATTGGGAGAGTATTACCATCCAACCCACATATTCCACCAGTCTGACAAACATACTGATAGGTTCCATCACCCACAACAAATCCTTGATTCACCACATAACCAGGGGGACCACTGAATATCACATAAACAGCAGTATTCGTAATAGGTTGATGATCTACGCCATAAAGAATACCTAATTGATTAAGTAAGAAAGCATTTGCTCCATATGGTGTAACTGAATTAACTAGATCTACTAAAAAGCTATCACTTTCTACTAGAGCAAACACATCGGTACTAGAAATATCTTCGATTAATGAACCCGGCAAATTCGCTGTATAATCTGGAACAATAGCAGAAACAAGTGCAATCAAGCTTGCTCGCAAATCGGCAGGAGCAGCCGGTTGCAAACCTTGATCAGTCATTACAAGTGGAAGAATCGCCATGGCTTTTAAACTTTAAATAGGCTGTTCAGTTGGATAGCCTTTTTCGACTTTTACACCTATACGAGACCCATAGTTTGTTAGGACGTTGATGTAGTACCTAGGAGCAGGAGCTCCTTCTTGTCCTGTTGCAAAACTATCTGCTGATCCCTGTTCTACAGGCAACGGTGTTAGTATACACGACGCAAAGCGCGGTGCAAATCGCTGCTGTATTCTTACCATATAGAGATCTGGAAAGATTTGAGTTACTACTGATGGATGCGCAGGAATTCCCCAATCACCAAAAAATGGACTTTCACCAAGATTTAACTTACATACCTGAGCAAGATCTGTCAAGTATACAGAATCATTATACCCATTACGATCCGTCGTGACGACCCACCATTTCTTCTTACCGGTGAGTACGTCTTGGGTTCGGCCGTAGGTTCGCATTATCCAATCCGTGCATATACGTTTATGCTTGGACCGCATACAGTTTGAACAAGACAAAATTTATGTTTCTTAAGATCTCCTCCTAAATAAACCTTTTGTGCTCCACCCCCACCTCCTCCTCCTCCACTATCGCCACCACCTTCTTTTCCACTTTGAGAATCCCAACCAGCACCGCTTGATTCACCCTGAGCTGTTGGATCAACAATAACCATTCCTTGCGAAGTCACATAGGCATTTGACGCACCATGAAGGGTGCTATCACCAGCACCAGCAAGATAGACCTTTTTATTCTGTTGATCTATTTTTAGATAATGGTCACGATCTTTACTTTGTGCAATAATCCTTCCATTTTTATCAAAACTAAATTCAGTATAGTCTTTCTGCTGTTGCTGCTGCTGATCTTGTTGACCATATTGTTGAGTTGAACCATTCGTTGCGGCAAAGGGAGTAGGACCATTTTTGGCAAATAGAACAGGATTTCTTTGTTGCATTATTGCTCGATGAGCTCTTGCCATGGCTGGTGACACACCGCCATTTCCACCACCCCCATTTCCTCCTTGACCAGTTTGTCCCGGTCCTTTCTTTTCTTGCTGTTGTTCTTGGACCTTAACTCGCCAACCGCTCGGTCCTCCTGTTTCCCAATGCTGATCATAATCTCGTTTTGGCGCATTCAAATTCGCCATTGGTTGCCAAGTAAGAGTAGACAAATTACCGCGAGGATAATAGCTCGCTTGCCCACCAGAAAACCCGGTATTCCCTCCAAGATAATAACCACCGGGAACCGCCAATCCCATATCTTTATTCTGTGTCGGTTCCCGACCAAACCGGGAGTACGACTGTGTCATTTTCATGACAGGAGGAGTAAAGATACTATTTTTTGTATCGAAATTTACATGCACAAAATCCTTCTCAATCTGCTTAATACTAGCAGGAATAGATTTTGGCAGTTGTTCAAGATTTTCAGTAATTCTTTTTTGAGCAAACCCCACCAGCATTCTCGAAAAAGGATTTTTATGCGAGTCATATCGTCCCATGATGCACCCTATGGGTTGATTTCAAAGCTACCGTTACGATAGATTAGTGTAGATGTTTTAAACACAGTCGCAGCCATATTCAATAATCGACTAACTCGACCCAAGATTATAAGTGGTCCTGGATTCGTAGGCATAGGAAAAGTGAATTTAGTATTATTAAGATGAAGAGATCTAAATTTTCCATTATATGTACTTGGTTGAAATCCTTCTAATGTATAATCTATTATCGTACCGGGTTTAGTGGTTGGTCCAGTTGCAGGAACAGGCCATTGACTTGGATCCTCCAGCGTGACAGTTATGGCATTTAGAAATGGATCATATATAGCACTTCTGACATTGCGCGCCGGAGGGCTAGAAATTAGCGGAATAGTAATAATCCATATTCCATTTGTATCGTAAATATTGATATAGTATCGCATAGCAGAAAGATTCCAAGTTACTTTAATATCATAGGTAGCTCCATCTAATGTCGCCCTAAATTTAGGAGTTATGATATTTGAAGGAACAAATGGTATTACTGTAGTCATGAAATACCTGAATATGGGAAACTAGATGGATTAGGCATTACGGGGTAATTGGATCTCATTAAGGTTGGGGTTACATCACTTACTCCAACAGAAGCAGCACCAGCAAGGCCTCCAGCCGCCTTAATTGTTCGAGCTAAAGTAGGATTAGAACCCATCAAGCCGACTTGAACTCCAGATGGAGCCACGGTCGTCGGTTGTACTTGAGCATTAATTTTCCCCATTAACGAGTTGTATGACAAATCAAGTTCTACCAATGCTACCAATGGTCTTTCAAAATCAAATCGCCAAGCATTCTGTGGTAACGAATTACTGCCACGAGAATTATCTGTCATATTTAACATGATGCAATTAGTGTAGACATAAGCTGGAGTAGCAATCGTATACAGACCTCCAGAATTATTATGTCGTTCTAAAGCTTCTTTTAAAGCAGTAAATGCCGTCATCTTTATTGCCCACACATCTATATTTTCCATATGATTTAATGGACGCATTGGTGCATCCATAATAACAGAAATCGTAATTGGTTCACGAATAACCGCATTCGCTGCTACATCTTGATTGGCAAAAGGATATTTCCCTATTGATTGAGTAACAAGCGTTCCACCCGGCAACACATTGAATGCACCGAAAGCTTCATCTAAGTCTCCAGGCAATGTCGTCACTTCTGTAGAAGAGGTTGTTCCAATATTAAGAAGATTAATTAATGGCAGTTGCCCTCCGGAGATCTGGGCAGCGATTCCTCCCGTCAAAATAATGGGAGTTATCTGAAAGTTGATTTTTGCTTGTGTAGAAGCCATTATGCAAATCCAGATGACTGTGCAAATAAATTAGAACCGGGAACATTGCGTATAGTGAGACTTGGAGTTCTATTCATTTGCCATTGGTCTGTATCTAATGGGCCTGCAAATCTAGAAAATTTACGATTATCCGCAGCAGCTACCGAGATATTTCCACCTCTAACTCCCATAAATTGGTTCATTTCACTACCGGGGACCCTGTCACGAGCCGCGCCTCCAAACATAGCAATCCTATTGCCACCACGAATAGAAGCTCTCAAAAACGAAGAATCACCACCAGTGCGATCACCTGTGATTATATCTCCTCCCCTTGATCCACCAAATGCAAATCCTGTTCCTGACCTAGAACTAGCTGTTACTGATCCTACATTACCTCCCCTCATACCAATGGCAGTTCCACCAGCACCCTCGAAAACAGGACCTCCTGCGAACTGAGTTAAATTACCTCCAGGCATAAACAGATTACTTTGCTTTTGCCATGGAGGCTTATTAGTTTCTGGAGTAAAAGTTGTTCCTCCTCCCTGTTGTTGAGTTCCTATTTTAGGTCGAACAGTTGTTTCTGGAAGTTGAATAGCTGGAGGAGTTTGTTGATTCGAAGTCCCCGGTTGCTGTTGCGGTTGTTGACGTGTAGATGGTCCACTACCTGGACCCCCTTGTAGAGTTTGATCTGCGGTAGGACCTGGAAGTGGAACACCATGCCTTTTCAACCAATCATGAACAGTTGATCCCCAATTTAATGGATCACCCCACCCTCCTTTTTCTTCCGGTTTCTTACTCCCAAAAAGGGCTTCTAGAATCGCAGCAAATCCTTCCAAAGCCACTCTAAGTCTTTCAAGCAAAGGCAACCAATCTTTTTCAAAATCCTGTTTCCATTTCCTTAGTAGTTTTGTCAAAGCATCAGGATCTTTTTCAAGATCTCCAGTAAGCTTATTCAATTGCTTTGTCAACCACTCAATAAGATCACTCACTGTCTTAGATTTTAATAATGCTGTGACAAGATGTACAAATGCATCACTCAATGCTTGCAATGGCTTAGTAAGTTCCTGAAATCTATCACCAAATGCACTTTCTAGAGCAGCTTTAGCTTTCCTAAATGTTATCTCTAAATCAAACCACTTCTTTTGAGCCTCTCTCTCCATATCTGTAGCTTTACGGATTGCCTCCATTCGTCTTAGTTGTTCATCTACTTCCGCCCTTGTATATTGCCTTAATCGTACAAAATCTTCATCCGACCAACCAGCCAATCCTTGTTGTGTCGTAAATGCTCTACCAACAGCTACTTCAGTTCCGGGAGTCGAAGCCCTTAATTCCTGATGAAGACGTTTAACAATAGGTCCTATCGCCTTATATGGATCCTGCCCAAACTGAGCTCCAGGATAAACACCAAATCCAGCTAACGCTCCTGCTCCTGGACCACCTCCCATAGCAGTCCGAATTCCTGTTAATACCCCTGTTGGATCGTTAAAGAATCCTACACCTCCTATCTGTGTTGCTAACAATCCTCCACGAGTTGTTCCTAACCCCATTGCTTGCCGACGTTTCTGTAAAATAGATTCAGCAAGTCGATCAATACCAAACATTCCTGCACCGGTAGTTAGCATTGAAACAATGCCACCGATAGCAGTTCCCCATCTTATAAAAGCCTTACCTATTTTCGTAGTCCAATTAAACAAAGTAGAAGCACTGCTAATTGCGGACTTTATAGTATCAAGAACACCCTTTGCACTCTGCTGTGATTTTGCAATCGTGGTATTAACCTGTTGGAAGTTCTTATTCAAAGCACCAATCTGCGAAACAAAATTATTGAAGTCCTGGATGAACTTCTTAAAGTCCGTATCATCTACTTTTACAGTAAGATTAACTGTCTTAGCCATTTAGTTCACCCGACGACCACGACGGATCATGATTATACCTGGATTAGGCTGCACTACTCCTCGGCGCAACATAAATCTATTTGATATGGAACCACCAGGAGTAAGTTCAGTAGCTGGACCACCAGGAGTTCCCGGTAATGCTGGAATACCTCCTGCTATTCCTCCACCCTCAAATCCGGCTGATGACGTTAATTGTGGAAGCCCAGAAACAATAACATCATAAGTAGTGCTCCAACCAACACCATCAGGATTACGAAAATCACCTATATGAAGAGTTCTTACTATAATTCCACTAAGAGGGGTGCTAATATTTTGTCTCTGTATAGCTCCTGGTGGAGCTAGTCCAGCTATCGCACTTGGTGAAAGAGTAAAAATCGTTTCAGGTATAGAAACACCACTTCCACAAAATAAATCGCCTCGCATCACACATTTAACTTGAATTTTATTTATATCTATCCAAGTGGGTTGACCAATGAGATCATAAAAGCTTATTACACCAAATCCAAGAGCTTTTGTTCCATCCCAAACATTTATTCCTTCTCCTTTTGAAGTCATATTTACCCCTGGATAATTCTTAATCCCTAAAATAGACTGACTTAATTTCTGAATATAGCCAGCATATTGATTCATATTCCCATACACGCCTGCGTCTTGATAACCAAGTTTGATAGCATCTGAAATACCTATTTTTGCACCTCCTTGTGGAAAAGCTTTACCCAATGTTTCAGAAATAGCATCCACCAAAGACATATTAGGCATCATATTATGAATAAGATTAAGAGGAGACTGTAACTGGTTTTCACCACCACCAAATAGAGAACTAACCACACCTCCTATCGTACTGGTTGCTTCACCTACGGCACCCGGTCCAAATTGTCCTATATCACCAATATCAGTAGGAGTAACCGTAGGTGGACCTCCGCCAATAGGAGTGCTTGCTCCACGTGCATATGGTCTACGATCAAGTGATCGACCTCCAATGCCACGACTAGTTAATCTTTTTCTAGCACCGACAACCATAGTAGCTGATTGGGCAGCACTACCCTCACCCCCACT